GAGGAGGGATCTTATTTAGTTGAGTTTATTAATTCTGATACAAATCAAGTTATATATTCTGATACTATATCTAATAATATGTGGACTCAATGTGGTAAAGAATATTATATACCTTGGTTAATTAAAATTAATGGTAAAGAACATGCTCGTTTAAATCTAAAAGGACAACGTGTATTAATTTCTTTAGAATCTAAATCTATTGGTGATACCTTAGGTTGGACTCCCTATGCTGTTGAATTTGCTAAAAAACATAATTGTAAAGTAGTAATATCTACATTTCATAATGACTGGTTTAAAGGAGTTAAAGCTTATAAAGATGTAGAATTTATTGAACCCGGTAACGCTACTGGTTGTGTTGCTCATTATCGTATTGGTTGGTTTAGAGACGAAAAAGATGGTTGGAAAAACTTTGATAGACATCCACGTCAATGTAATACTATTCCTATGCAAGCTACAGCTACCGATATTTTAGGATTAGAATTTAAAGAATTAAATTATGGTGTAAGCTTCCCTAAAAAAGAAAGACCATACCAACAAAAATATATTGTAATAGGTCCTAATGCTACCGCAGGTTGTAAAGAATGGAAATACGATTATTGGGTAACATTATCTAAACTACTCAACCAACAAGGTTATGTTATAGTTAGCTTAACTCAAAATGAATTTACCATCCCAGGAGTTATAAATCATTATGGACACCCTATGGAAGATGTAGCAAATATTCTTTACCATGCAGATTTATTTATAGGCTTAGGTTCAGGTTTATCATGGTTAAACTGGTCTATTGGGAAACACACAGTAATGATAAATGGTTTTGCAGAAAAAAATCATGAATTTACTTCTCGTGTTACACGTATAATGACCGATAATTGTTTTCCCTGTTGGACTAATCCTAATTTTGTATTTGATGCTGGAGACTGGGACTGGTGTCCTATTTGGAAGGGAACAAATAAACAACATATTTGTCAAAAATCAATTACTCCCCAAATGGTTATTAGTAAAGTAAAACATTTATTAAAAAAATGAAAAAGTTAGCTTTAATAAATAGCTATTGTGATACTTGGGAAAAACTTACAGTTCTTTTTCAAAATATAAAAAAACTTAAAGAATTAGGAGTTGATTCATTAGTATACTCTCCTATTCCTTTACCTAAAGAAATTACTGAAATAGCAGATTATACTATAACTAGCAAAGAAAACCCAGTCATTAATTGGCCTGAAAGAGGTATGATTCACTGGAGTAACCACCCCCAATTTAAAATTGAACTAATAGTTCCTGATTATGGATGGGCTTCTATCTACCAATACAAAAAATTAATGGAATATGGATCTACTTTAGATTATGATTATTATTTTTGGTTTCTTTACGATTTAAATATTGATTCTATAGTTGAAAGTACTTTAAAAAATCCTCGTAATAAATTATTTTTTAAAAGCACTAAAGCTAAAAATTCTAAAGTAGGGGGAATATTTGCTTCATTTAATAAAGAAAATATTAATAAAATTCATCCTTTATTAAATAAACAAAATTATATTGAAACTTGCAAGGGTCAAATCGCAGAATATTACATAGAAGTTATATGTGATAAAATTGAAGGTGATATACTAGATCATAAAACTACAGATTTAATGTACGAACATAGTAATCTAAGTTTTAATGTATTAAATGAAAAATATCCTTTTAAATTAGCTTTAAGTACTTCTCAATGTAAATTTGCTTTTTATGATTTACCTTTAAAAGAAATCTTAGTAACTTTTGTAGTTAATGGGTTATATTATGATTTTACAATTAATAAAGAAAATCCTATAATTGAATTAGATTTAAATATAAATAATTTAAAAACTATTTTATTTTACTATAATAATTTACCAATAAATTTAACTCCTTATTATCCCCCTCATACAAACATTATACGTTCAGTATAAAAAATAATATTTATATCATATGGAAAAGGTTTATATTACAGAAGACGAAAAAAAAGAATTAACTGATTTAGGAAATCTAGAAAATCAATTTATAATTCAATTAGGTGAAATTGAATATCAAATTCAAAATTTAGAAGACCAAAAATTAGAAGTAAAAAAACAAATTGCTGCTTTTAAAATTAAAAGAAATCAATTAGCTGCTAGGTTACAACAAAAATATGGAGAAGGATCTATTAATTCTGAAACCTGGGAATTTATAAAATCTAGTTGATTTTTGAATCCTTTTTTGATATTTATTATAAAATAACAACCTATTAGCAATGGCAGAAACTTTAGTATCACCTGGTGTTTTAACAAGAGAAAACGACCAGTCATTTATCACCCAACAGCCAGTAACAGTTGGTGCAGCTATTGTAGGCCCCACAGTAAAGGGTCCTGTAGAAATTCCTACTGTAGTTACTTCTTATAGTGATTACCAAAATCGTTTTGGTACTACCTTTATGAGTTGTAGTAATTCAAGTAATGATCAAGTTTATACTTACTTTACTTCAATTGCAGCTTACAACTATTTCCAAAATGGGGGTGAATCTTTATTAGTAACTAGAGTAGTCTCAAGTTCTGCTGATTGGGATTATGCTAGTGCTTCTATATCAGTAGCACAAAGTGCTTCAGCAGCCTTTACCGCTTCTTTTACTTTAGAAACTCTTGATAAAGGAGTAATTTGGAATAACTCCGGATCTCAAAACCTAATTACAGGAGGTTCAGGTTCTCTTGTTTCGGGTTCAATTGATAATATTAGATGGGAAATAGCTACAGCTAGCTCAGCTTCAGGTACATTCTCTTTATTAATTAGAAGAGGTGATGATAATAATAACAACAAAGTTGTACTTGAAACTTGGAATAACTTATCTCTTGACCCAACTCAACCTAACTACATCGCTAGAGTAATTGGTGACCAAACCCTTAACTATAATTCAACCGAAAATTATATTGAAATTTCAGGTTCATATCCTAACGCTTCTCGTTATGTAAGAGTTTCTTATGTAAACAACACTCCTTTCTATTTTAATAATGCTGGTGTTGCTAAAGACATTTATACTGGATCTATTCCAGTAGTAGGTAGTGGTTCATATGGAGGCACATTTACTGGAGGTGCTGGTTCTCTTATTCCAAGTGGTAGAGTTGCTAATTATTATGAAGCTATTAACAGTACAGATACACAAGGTTTAGTAGGTACTGATTATGATGACATGTTAGATCTTCTTGCTAACCAAGATGATTACAGATTTAATGTATTATTAACCCCAGGATTAGTAGATGCTAACCAAACATCTCAAATTACAACAGCTGTAAATAATACACAAAATAGAGGTGATAGCATTTATGTATATGATCCTGTAGCTTATGGTTCTACAATTAATGCTGCTATAACTAGAGCCGCTGCTAGAGATACCTCATACGCTGCTATATACTGGCCTTGGTTAAGAACAATTGACCCAGACTCAGGTAACTTCGTGTGGGTACCAGCTTCTACAATGATTGGCGGGGTTTACGCGTTTACTGACGCTTCCTCTGAACCATGGTTCGCTCCTGCGGGTATTAATAGAGGTGGATTAAGCACCGTAATTACCGCAGAAAGAAAGCTTTCTCAAGGTAACAGAGACACATTATATCAAGGTAATGTTAACCCAATCGCTACGTTCCCTGGTCAAGGTGTTGTAGTATACGGACAGAAAACGTTACAAAAACAAGCATCTGCGCTTGATAGAGTAAACGTTCGTAGATTATTAATTGCTCTTAAGTCGTACATCGGTCAAGTAGCTCAAAACTTAGTGTTTGAACAAAATACTGCTGCTACTAGAAACGCATTCTTAAGTCAAGTTAATCCATACTTAGAGACAGTACAACAACGTCAAGGTTTATACGCTTACAGAGTTGTAATGGATGATTCAAACAATACACCTGATGTAATTGATAGAAATCAGATGGTAGGTGCTATTTACTTACAACCAACCAAAACAGCTGAATTCATTATCCTAGACTTCAATGTGTTACCAACTGGAGCTACATTCCCAGCGTAAGGATTTAAAGAATGAATATTTATAATAAAATAAATAAATAATAAAATGGCAGTATTATCACCAAACGAAATATTTTTTACAGCGTTTGAACCCAAACAGCCTAATAGATTTATCATGTACGTTGATGGTATTCCATCATTCATGATTAAGGGTATTAGTGAGGTATCTTTAACACAAGGTGTTGTTGATCTAAACCACATCAATATCCAACGCAAAGTTAAAGGCAAATCAGTTTGGAACCCTATTACAATGACGTTGTTTGATCCAATCACTCCTTCGGGTGCTCAAGCTGTAATTGAATGGGTTCGTCTTTCACACGAATCTGTAACTGGTAGAGACGGTTATTCAGATTTCTACAAGAAAGATATCACTATCAACGTATTAGGTCCCGTAGGTGATGTAGTGTCCGAATGGATTCTTAAAGGAGCATTCCCTTCTAACGTAAACTGGGGTGCCTATAGCTGGGATACAGTAGATGCTGCTGTTGAAATCACAGTAGAAATGGCCGTTGACTACTGTATTTTGAACTTCTAATAAAAGTTTACAAATTTTTTAAAATTGAGCTTGATTCTGTCAAGCTCTTTTTTTATCTTGATATGTATAACTAGAATAGTTTTATTAAACAAGTATATGGAATTTAAGTTACCAACAGAAACAATCGAATTACCTTCAAAAGGTTTAATTTATCCCGAAGGAAACCCTCTATCAAGCGGTACTATCGAAATGAAGTACATGACCGCTAAAGAAGAAGATATTTTAACTAACCAAGCATATATTCAAAACGGTACTGTAATTGATCGTTTATTAAAGTCCCTAGTGGTATCTCCTATTAATTTTGATGATTTAATTATTGGTGATAAAAATGCCATCATGATTGCGGCTCGTATCTTAGGTTACGGTAAAGATTATAAGTTTGTATATCAAAATAAAGAACACGTAGTAGACCTTTCAGAATTAAATCCTAAACCAATTGATGAAAATTTATTTGTAAAAGGTATGAATCGTTTTTCTTTTACAATGCCTTCAACTGGTGCTGTAGTTGAGTTTAAAATTCTTACTCATGCCGATGAAAAAAAGATTTCAGCTGAAATTCAAAATCTTAAAAAAATTAATCCTGAAAGTTCAACTGATTCATCTACCAGATTAAAACATATGATACTTTCAGTAGATGGAATTGAAGAACAAAAAGATATTCGAAATTTTGTTGATAATTATCTGCTAGCAAGGGATGCTCGAGCGTTTAGAGAGTATGTTAAAGAAATTCAACCCGATGTTGATTTAACTTTTTTTCACGAACGTAGTGAATCCCGAGTCGATATTCCAATCGGGCTTAGCTTTTTTTGGCCTGACGCCTGAAAAGGCTAATCAAACTCGTCTTAATATTTTTACCCAAATCCACGAAATTGTTTTTTGGGGTAATGGGGGTTATTCTTGGACCGAAGTATATAACATGCCTATATGGTTAAGATTATTTACTTTTAATCAGATTCGTAAACATTACGAAGATAAAAATAAACAACAATCCCAAAATAAATCTTCTAATAAAACTACATTAGTAGACCCTTCAGGTAATATTAACAAAGAAGCTTTTAAACAAGCTACTCCTTCAAAAATACCTACTTATAAATAAAGTTATAGGTTTTAATATTTATAACATATATTACTTAATATGGCTGCTGAAGACGAAATTAAAAAATCCAATGATGCTTTAAGGGCAACAGCCCAAGAATTATCTTATATTTCAGATGCGTTTTCTTCAATAGCAGCTGCAATTGAAGATTTATTTGATAAGGCTAATGATAGGGCCGACAAACTTACAGAAAAAGTTAATAAAACCTATAAAAGAGACATAGTTAATTCTATTAACCAAATGTCTAAAGGTTTAGATAGACAAGTTGGCTTACAGGAAAAATTACTTAAAGGAGAAGATATCTCTAAAAATTTAGCTAATGAAAAGTCAAAAATAGAGGCTAGAAGGCAAGTTACTCTTCAAAAAATCCTTCGTACTGAAGGTCTTACTACCGAAGAAAAAGAAGAATTAATAAGTAAATTAACCGAACAATATAATTTAGAAAATGATATTCTAAATAATTTAGAAGAGCAAAATGAAGCTTTAGCTGAACGAAACGAAAAAATGAAAAGTGCCCAAGGATTAACGGGCAGCTTAGTAAAAGGTTTAGATGGAGTTTTAAGTAAACTAGGGCTAGGTGATTTTTCTAAAAAGCTTAATATTCAAAAAGCTGTAGATGACGCTACTGAATTTGATGAAGCTACTGGAAAAGCTACTTTTAATGCTAATCAGGGTTTTAAAAATATAGGTAAAAACTTATCTGCGAATATTACTAAAGGTGATATTTTTCTTGCTGTAATAACTAAATTAGTAGAAAGAGCAGGTCAAGCTGATAAAAATATAGCTAATCTACGTAGAAATTTTGGTGCTAGTTTTAATGAAGCTAGAAAATTAAACGATAGTTTTGCCTTTACTGCTCTTAAAAGTAGTGATGTAACAGCTAATGTTGAAAGTTTAGGAGAAGCTAACCAAAATATTAATAGTCAACTTGGGATTCAAGTAAGATATAATGACGATTTATTAGTACAAGCTAACGCATTAGTTAAACGTAATAAACTTTCTGCTGAAGCTGCCGCTGGGTTTAGTGAATTAACTTTAGCATCTGGAGTTAATGCTGAAGAATTAGTTAAAAGGCAATCTCAAGTTACAGCCGCAGTTCAAAATTCTAGTAAAGTTGCTCTTAACTTTAACCAAGTATTAGAAGAAGCAAACAAAACTACAGGTTTATTACGTGTAAATTTAGGAAGAACCCCAGAAGGTATAGCAAAAGCAGTTGCTCAAGCTAAAACCTTAGGTATTACTTTAAATGAAGCTGCCCAAATTAGTGGTAAGTTACTAGATTTTCAATCTTCTATTGAAGCTGAATTAGAAGCTGAAGTATTAACTGGCAAACAACTTAATCTAGAACAAGCTAGATTTTTAGCTTTACAAGGTAAAACAGATGAGGCCGCTGCTGAAGTATTAAAACAAGTGGGTTCACTAGCTGAATTCCAGCAAATGAACGTTTTACAACAACAAGCTTTAGCTGATGCTACAGGTTTAACAGTAGACCAATTAGCAGATCAAGTTACTAAACAAGCAGCTATTAATTCTCAAAAACAAGAAGGATTAAATATTGATGCCGAAACACAAGCTGAAAACGCATCAGCTCTTTCAATTCAAGAAAAATTATCTTCTGCTGTAGAAAAATTAAATAGTGTACTTCAAATAAGTGGGGTTATTATTGGTGGTTTAGTAGGAGCTGTTGGTGGTCTTTTACTAGCTCCTATTTTAGGACCTTTTGCCCCACTTTTAGGAGCAGCTTTAGGTGCTGGATTAGTAGGAGGTGCACAAGCAGTTAT